CTATTGTGTAGATTGGAATGACCAAAGAAAGATTAGAGATAAGAAAAAGATTCCTGCATTTGAAACATCGAATGAGAAGATGGAAATACTTTGGGTTAAGAATTATACTCCTAACTTATATTACTATTCTTTACCTGATTGGATATCATCACTTCAGTATTCTATTGTAGAAGCTGAATTAAGTAACTTACATACAAACAATATACTAAATGGTTTCTTACCAATGGTAATGTTAAATATGAATAGTGGTATTCCAGCTCCTGAAGAAAGACAAACAATAGAAGATTTATTATACGCTAAGTTTACAGGCACTAATAATGCCGGTAAGTTTATGTTATCATTCAATGATGACCCTGCTACTAAACCGACTATCGATGTAATACAAATAGATAATCTACATGAGAAGTTTAGTTATGTAGCAGAATACGCACAAGATAGAATCCTTGTATCACATAGAGTAACATCACCTTTGTTGTTTGGTATCAGAACTGCTAACAATGGATTCTCTTCTCAATCAGAAGAAATGAAAACTGCTTTTAGTATCTTACAAACAATGACAATTGCACCATTCCAAAATGTAATTCTAAATACTTTAGATTACGCATTGACGTGTGGTGGATATGATAATGCCGAACTATACTTTGAACAATTAACTCCATTAGCAATTCTTTCACAGCAAGCAGAAGAAACAGGTCAAACTATTGAAGAAGTTTCTGATGAAACTAACGACCAAATGGAAAACCCTGCAACTATTGAAGATGCAGGTGATGCAGACCCGCAAGATATAGCACCTGATGAACCAATCGAAAGATTTGAGTATGGTTTAAGTGGAGCATTTTTTAACAAAGAATATACAACCCAAAAATTATAAGATATGGCAACCGCATTATTTATTACAAGAAACGATATAATTAAGAATACCCCATTACAGGGTGCTATTGATGCAGATGCACTTCTACCATTTATGTATACCGCACAGGTAAAGTATTTGAAGAATCTATTAGGTACTGTATTGTATGATTATTTGGGTGAACAAATCGAAACACAAACCGCATTTACAGGAGCATATTTAGATTTAATGGTAGAACACGTTAAGCCAACCTTAATTTGGTACGCTTGTGTGGAATATATTCCTTTCAGTTCTATTCAGTTCAAATCTAATGGTGCTGTGAAGCAACAGAGTGAGCAAGGCGTCGCTCCAAGCAAATCGGAGATAGATTACCTTCTAGCGAAGGCGCAAGCAAATGCTGACTACTATGCGTTGAGATTACAAAACTATTTGATTTCATACTCAAACCAAATTCCACAATATTTGCAATCAGTAGGAAACCAAACACAAATATATCCAGACCAAACGAATCAATACTTTGGTGGTATTCAATTATAATCTATGAGCAATTATTTAAGATATAATCAGGGAGTAAACTATACATTATATTATAATGCATTAGAATACTTTGAAACAATAATGACTAATCATCCTTCTATTGCCAAAGTAACAACAGGCGATATGATGGAAGTAGATGATAGAGAATTTTCTATGTACCCATTGGGTAATGTAAATATATTAAGTAGTACTGTATCTAATTCTACTACTAGACATGAGATACAATTAATAATTGCTGACAAGATTAAGAATAAAGATAACGAATCTAATCCTATCACAAATGAACAAACGATTCCATTTTATGGGGTTGATGATACAATTGATATTCTTGCTAACTCTTTGGCGATTGTCAATGACCTTACTTCTTTTACACAATATTCAGTAGCATCATTTGATATAGATGGTGATATAGTTTGTGAACCATTTATGGATAGGTTTAATAATGGATTAGCAGGACATGCGGCTACATTTACATTGATAACTCATAATGATAGACCTCGTTGTTTATTTAATTTGTTACCAACTGGCTCATTCCCTAATCCTACCTGTTAATGGCTATATCTAAAGTACAACTACCTTTAAAGAATGTTGCAAAACAAATAAGAAATGTTGGTTCTGCTTTAGCGCCTCGTGCAACGGGCAATCTTCGTAATGTATTACGTTCTTACAACACACCTGATAGGATGGTTAAATTTGGAAAAAATGGTTCGGCAAATATTACTTTTTACTTCGCACCTCCTGGCGCTACTTATGGTAAGTATTGGAATAAACCATACGGAAGCGGTAGAGGTACAACTGCAACAATTAAGAAAAGATATCCACAACATTTTGATTTTGCTGAAAAGGCATATGAAGATATTAGTGTAAAGAAACTTATTAGAGATTATGCAGTAGGTTTAGGTAAACAAATAGCATTGGATTTAAAAGAAGCAGTAAGAGCAAAATAACCATCACTTACAAATTCATTTTAGATGGTTAAATAATAAAGAATTAAAACAAATGGCTTTATCTATTGCACAAACACCAGCAGCTGTATCATTAGCACAATCGCCTATTATATTTTCAATATCTGAAAGTGTTAGTAGTGTTATATCTAATACAGGTTTTCAATATGTTGCTGATTTATATTATTGGACAGGTAGTTTAACAAATTCATCATCAGTCGCTGAATACACAATGGTGAAGTTTCCTAATGTATCATTATATGGTATATTCGACTTAAATAGAATTATCAATTCAACACTTACTGATTTAGCACAAGCTAATACATCAAATGTAATGTACTTTGCATGTGATTTCTATACACAATATAATTCAGGCTCTTCATTTGTGACTGGTTCACATTTAAAATCTGATACATATAAAGCCTTAGATGGATATGGTATATTCCAAGAAGAAATCGGACAACCTATATATACATCATCAGTATTCTGGCCCCTAATGACTGATGGACCATCAACACAATCTGCATTTACTGTAAACGAAGGTGTAACAGGTGTATATGTTGGGAGCGCTGGAACTACACAACCAAATAGATTAAAGTATACTTCAGCTACACAAACTGCGTTTATAACGCTTAGTGGAAGTGCATCATCATCACAACAGATACAAACCTATCCAATAGGGCCGGCAGAGAGTGGGTTTCCTTTGTCAGGAAGCTATACTTCATACCAAATACAGGCACAAAATGGTTCAACTAATTTGGGGCAACCTATCACCTATAATATAGTGTGTGAGCAAAAGTATCCAAACGTAAGAATCAAATGGAAAAATAGATACGGACAATTTGATTGGTTTAACTTTAATATGGTTAGTAGACAATCATTCAATACTGAAAGAAGAACTTATCAACCACAATTAGGAACATGGGGTTCTTCTACATTATCGTATCAACCTTATGATAGTTCAACCTTAAATTATATAGCAGATTCAAAACAAGCTCTATCAGTTCAAACCGATTGGGTATCGCAAGATTATAACGATATATTTAAACAACTATTAGTAACAGATGAAGCATATTGGATATATGATGAAGCCAATGGTGATATAAGACCTATTACAATAAACACCGATTCTATAATCTTTAAAACAGGTGTAAATGATAAGGTAATACAATATGGATTTGATTTCAACTTTGGACAAGCTTATAAACTTATCATCTAATGGGAGTAATTAGTACACAAGGATTTAGTTTTAAATTAATAGCCAATGGAACTCAATTGGACTTATTTGATGATGAAGAAATATTAGTATCAGATAACATAACAGGTTTATTTGATATTGGTGTATTACCATCAGATTTTACTCGTCAGATTACTGTTCCAGGTACTAAAGTAAATAATGCTTTCTTTGAGCACGTTTACGATATATCAATTGTAAACCCTTACTTATTTGCAACTAATACTAAAGTTCCTTGCTATTTGGATTTCGATGGAATCTATTTAGCTGATGGATACTTACAATTAAATCAAGTAAACGTAATAGGTAATAAGTTTATTGACTCATATGAGGTAACTATTTTTGGTGGATTATCATCATTCGCAAGGGATATCAATAGAAATTTCCTAACAGACTTATCTACACTTTCTAAATACAATCATACTGCATCATACGAGGCTATTTCACAAAGTTGGAATGGTGGTTTATTTGGTGGTGATATAGTTTATCCTCTTGCAGATTATGGTAGTGGATATCAATTTACGCAAGGTCAGTACCAAACATTTGGAATGAATACCACTAATGGTGCTCTAACTGTACAAAACTTTAAACCTGCTATACGAGCAAAAGCTGTATTAGATGCGATATTCGAAGAAGCAGGATATACATATACTTCAACATTTTTAGAACCATACAATGATTTACCTACCGTATTTACTGTAACCAATAATGGTTCAGGAAACTATGTAATAAATGGAGAATCAAATCCAACATTAACATTAGCAGCAGGTAAAACTTATACATTTAATGTAAACGCAACAGGACATCCTTTTTGGATTAAAACAACAAACTCAACAGGTAGTGTAAACGCATATAATATTGGAGTAACAAATAATGGAACTGCAAGTGGTTCAATAACATTTACAGTACCTTACCCTGCTCCTTCATCTCTTTACTATAATTGTCAATTCCATGCTAGTATGGCTGGTGGTATTGATGTTGTTAAATCAGTTATAGATGATGTATATATGAATTGTAACCATTCACTTAAATATCCTGAATTTGCAGGTATTGATTTGGAAACATATGGTCAAATAAAAGTAGGAGCAGTTTCTGGTAGTACTGATATAGCACTACCATCAGATACTTTTGTAAGTTTACCTTGGAGTAACGCTTTATCAGACCCACAAAGATTTTGGAATAATAATGCATATAGAGTAGAGAAAAAAACTAACTTACGTGGTATTTTAAACCTTAATTTAAATGTAAGTTGTTCGGTGAATAATATGCCAGGCACATTTAGTGCAAATGGTACATTTCAAATACAAATGATTGAAACAGGTAGTTCTACCGCTTATTCATTAAGAGCTTTACAATCTTATATTATATTCTTTGACCAACTACAACAAAGTAGAACAGGTGGTATTAATACAACATACGAATTACAAACAGAATTTGTATTAGATAGTATTCCTGCTGGCAATTATTACTTTCAAATAAAACAAAGACCTAATTTTGCATCACCAACGGTTCAACCAACGGTAACAATGGACCCAGATGAAACAACTAAATCTTATATACAAATTACGGAAGTAAACCAAGCAGCTGATGGTAGGGTTATGGATATACCATCTAATATGCCATATGGTACAAATGGAATTAAACAAATTGATTTCCTTACAGGTTTACAAAAGAAGTTTAATTTAGTAATATATCCAAACAAAACCAAATCAAGCCAATTCATTATTGAAACATTTAATGATTGGTATAAGATAGGTGAGGTTAAAGATTTTAATAAATACATTAATTTAGATAAGAAAATTGCATTCATACCGGCTAACAATTTAGCTGTAAACGAATTAAACTTTACTGATACATTGGATACTGATTACATCTCACAACAATTCAGTAAAGAAGCAAATAGAGAATATGGTAAGCAATATAATATAGATACAACAAACTTCTTTTCACAAGGTAAGTTTGAAGTTAAAACTACATTTGGCAATGGCCCGTTATTAAGAATACCGGGTACAGGTTTATCGGGTAGTGTATCCGGTTTAGACCCAGCACAAACACAATTTTCAATTGGAACATATAAAGTAAGTCAGGAAAGCTCTGCAGCATTGGTTTGTGATGATTTTAGTACCGTTGCTTATTATCAATTATATACTAGCACAGGAACATTGCAAAGTGGTTTAATTGCATATACTGACCCTTATGGAAATACTCCAGTTACAGCGTTTAATTATATGGTACAAGGAACGGGTGGTGGTGGATATGAAGTATATTCATTAAATTCAATAACAGGACAAATTGGATATGGAACTGGATACTTCTGTTAAAAAATAATATA